GCGTAATTGTTCTATCGTTCCAAGATTACTTATTTGACTTGCATTAATCGCCATTTTTATTTACCAATTCCTTTAATAAACTTTTTATTTCGTGCATCTCACACTTTAAATTATTTATCTCTCTCGTTGCATTTCTAAGTTCATCATTTCTTTTTTGCACTTCAAACGATCTACTTCTTGCTTTTAAATATGCAGTGGTATTTTTATTAATAATCGCACCTGAGTCTGTATCTCTTAATAACTCAGTATATCCCTCAACTTTTAAATATCTCTCTGTCATTATGTTGCCAATGCGATCACTCTTAAATCTCTTATTCTTGGTGGTTGGGCTGCGTTTGTTCCTTGACCAACAATTTTTATTGCAAACTGAATGAACTCTGGTAAAGGTTCACCAGTGCCATCGTCTGTAATACCTGCTGTAAAAACATATTCTTGAAAATCATCATCATCGACAGATGCATTTACGGCAACGTCAGTTGTACCAGTTGTGTTAAAGAACTGATATCCTAGTTCATCAAAGTCAGATGCATCGTCTGATCTTAGAGTTCTAAACAGTGATTTAATTTCAGCACTATTTCTTCTATGTGCTGAAAAAATTAATTTTATAGCAGTTGCTGGATTTTCTAATGCAACTTTTTTTGTCATGTAAATAAATGCGTTTTGATCACCATCTGGTTGTGTTGAATCTCTATAATCAGTTGTTGGAAAAACATCTGATGAACTATCGATGTTGTTTAATCTGTTTGCAATTGCGATAAATGATGCACGACCTAAATCAATCACAGGTGATCTATCTGATATATTACTTGTTAATGTGATAGGTAAGAACAATGACTTCGCACCTGCAAGTTCATTTGTTTCGTTGATATCAGATGCAATAACATTTGATACTGATAGATCAAAATTTTCATTTAAAGGTATTGCTAATGCGTTTGATAATGCTGTTGTACTAAATGATGTTTCACTACCACTTGGTGATGTACCTGTTGTATTTCTTAGTTGTGTGACTATTTTAGTATTAGGAAGTTCTAAAGCACCAATCAATGTTTTACCAGACTCATATCTATAGTTCTCTGATGCATATACATTATTACCACCAACTTCACTTGTTGTTGATCCACCACTAATTGTTGGTGCAGTTGTTAAAGTTACTGTGTATGAATCCATACCAATATTTGCAAGAGCAGTATGAACTTTATTAATTTCTGTCAATGATGTTCCAAGTATTTGATATAATTCTACTGTATCACCACTTGCATGTCCTACAGCAGTTGATCCGTCAGTTGCTCTTGTCAGAGATGAAACAGTTCCACTACTATTAGAACCTGTGACTATTTCATTTCCAATCTTTAATGTTATACTTCCAGCTGGGAAGTTTGTATTTGATGTTAATGTTAATGATGTGTCAGATGCAGTTATCGCTCCATTTAATGTTGTGCTAATACCTGATGAGACACCTGTGATTCTCACATTGTTAGATGTAGAGTACATACCATGATCTATGTGTTTTACTTTCATCACAGTTGAACTATTTGTTAATATGATAGGATTAGATTTTAATCTCTTACCATAAACAGTTGTGCCTAATTCGTTTGTGACTGATTCACCAATAATTTTATTTTGTAATGTCAACGCTCCAACCTTACTTGTGTCAAAAGATGCTTTTTTAACAGTAAACTTTAAATCCTCAGATTGAATTGCAGTCCATGTATAATTGTTTTGTGATTTAAATAATACACCTAAGTGTGGTTGTTTTGAAATTATTCTTGTTCCACCAACATCTGTTTGACCCATTTGTGAAATCCAAACAGCAGGTTCAGGTGAATGTGTTCTAATAACGATACAATATTCTTGTCCTTCTTTTACAAATACAGGTGAGTCAAATGTATATGTTGTGGCAGTTGATGCATCAGTTGATGTGTTTATATCTGCGGCCTGTAAAAGTTTTCTACCAAATGGTAAAATTTTTGGACCAGGGTATCCATTAATTACATTTCTTAATTCTATCCAAACAGGTTGTTGATTGTCTTTTGCGCCAAAGTATAAATCAACTGATGTTAAGAAACATCCACCTGGTTCTTCTATTAAAAATGTTTGTGCTATCGGATCACTATACGTACATCTTCTGTTTCTTTGTTTGACATATTTTCTACTATCACCAAAAAAGGGGTTTTGGGCATCAGGTCGAGTGAAAAAATATTGGTTTGAATTTTCTTGATTTTGACGATCACTACCTTGATCTTCTACACTAATTACTCTTGTTGATGTGTCAAGTATAGATGTAGTTTCAGTCACAAAGTTTTGTGATACAATTGCATTTCTTGTTGCAAGAATAGTTTCTTGTTCTGTTTCTAAAATACCTTTTGCTTGATATGTGACACTGGCTGCAGTTTTAGGAAGAGTAACTTGATCATTTGTTGAACTTGATGTTAGTCTAAATTCTACTTCACCAGTTTTAAATTTAGGAATATTTTCTTGACCTTTAAATCTATACTCTGGTATTCTGAATGTTCCGTTAACACTACCATTGTTGCTAGTTACAAGTTGAGCACCTTCACCTAATACATCTGAATTTGTAAATTCAGTAGATGATGGTGTCACAAAATTTGCTATACTTGTTCCGTCAAAGAAAGGATAAACTTTTGTATTAGGATAGAAACCTGTGCCAGTAAAGTTTATTGTTCTAGGTCTAATCCAAGGTATCAGTGCTTTAGATATAGTTCTTGTTCCTTGCGTTTCTTCTTCAACTTGTACTACTAACTCTGTTCTTATACCTGTTCTACTTAAATCTGATCTAGTTGTTTCAATACTTCTTGTAATTAAATTACGACCTTGTCTAACTTTTTCTGTTTTTGAAGATACAACACCTGACCATTGTGTTTCCCATGAATTCCAAATAGTACCAAGTCTATTTTCATTTGCAGCTAATACTGCATCATAGTTTCCGTCAATATTAATTATTAAGTCTGGTTTTGTTTCAGTTTCAAACCACTCATCGCCAGGTGGATCTAAATCAATATTACCAACCCAGTTTGCGTTTAGATATGGATTTACTTTTTCAATAGTTGTTGCGTATGGATTTTCTGTTTGTTTAATCTCAGTATATGGAAGAGTAATAAGATCACCAGTTTTTTGATAACCTAATGCTGTTCTTTCATCAGTTGATGAAACTGTCTCCTCAAGTGACGAAGCTCTTAATACACATTTTGGTCTTAATTCTTTATTCTCTTGATCAATCGCATTCTTATAATCTTTGTTTTTTACATCACCAACTCTGTGACCTGCAAAGTTATCTACTATAAAACCAGATTTAAATCTGTTCAGTCCGTTTGCGTCCACTACTTCAAATGATTCTGCATCTCTTTCAAGTAATGATAAGTTCGTATAGTATTCTAAGTTCTGAATTCTTTTTTGTAGTTTACCAATATCTTTCATGGTAAATCTTTGATTTTTTGTTCTTTGAATATTTACATCTGTTGGTTTAAATGTAAACGCAGGTATATACATTGTAGCAAGTTTCATTGCACCATCAATATCTTTAGGTTCATTTGGAACTTCGGCAGGTGTTCCCTCAACTACTTTAAATGATCCATTTTGTGTTAAGAATAAAGATGCTATTTTATTTAAATAAAATTCAAAATCTAGTGTGCCTAATGTGCCTGGTTTTGGTGTATCAACTGTAGAACCACCTATACCATCAAATTGTCTGTGGAAGAAATCAAATGAACTACCAGTAAGTGTATCAATGGATGCTAAAGTTGTTGATGAACCTGTTACATTTTCACAAGTTGGTCTAAAGTCTAAACAATCTGATAAATCAAATTCACCAGTTGGTTCTGGTTCATCTGGGTCAACTCTCGTTGCAGTGTAAGTTGGAATGTCATCATATCCCATACGCCCACCTATATCAGAATATGAATCGACACTAAAGAATAATCCACTTGAATGATTAAAGAAGTCAAATACAACTAACAATCTTCCTCTTGGTTTTGCCACTTCAGGTTTTAACTGTATTCTTGCAATATCATAAAAGTTATCTCTTTGACCTGTATCTAATGTATAATTAGATGTTATTACTTTTGATCCAGCTGTGAGTGAGGTAATAGTTGCAGTAGCACCTGATGATGCACCTGTGATTGTTTCACTTGCAGAAAAATCAGTTGCACCTGCACCATTTATCAAGTAATATGATATTGGTGATGTAGGATGTACAACATGTGCAGTTGCACCAGATGTTCCACCTGTAATTTTTTCACCTCTAACAAATGTACCATTTACACTTGATAGTGTAAGTGTTGGTAAACTTGCATCTGAACTTGTATCCTCTGAATCAAAAACAGCACCAAGATTAAATACATCTGCTCTACCTAAAGATATTGTTGAGTCAGTTGCTTTTGTTCCAAAGGCACCTGCGGTAGCACCTGCAACTCTTACTTGTTTTGATAAGTTTGTTGTTTTAATTCTTTGCGTAATATTAGTTTTCAACATTGTTGCAGTCAACATAACTTTTGCAGCATTACCAAATTTTGTATTGTCTGTAATAGTTATTGTTGATGTGCCTGTTCCAGCAACATTGCCACTTATTGAAACTATATCACCTTGAACAGAACTACCACTACCTGCTGTTAATACGTTAAGTGTATAATCTTTTTCTGAATGTGATAAGAATGTTTCATTTGCCCCAGCAGTAAATGATATTGAACCAGATGCGTTACTTGTACCTATGAACTGTCTTCTAATAGTAAATGATGTATCAGATATTCCATTGTTTGCAGTTGTTAATAGTGTTTTGATCGCTGATTTTGAAAGTTTATATAACGCAATATTTTTTTCTGAATTTGTTAGAGCTCCTACTTGTCTAGTCTCTAATGCAATTGTTGATGTGCCATCGGCCTCTGAAACAAAGTTTGCATTTTCATTTGTTCCACCTGAGTCTGTTCCGTCAGCAAGTAGTGATCCTACTACATTACCTGTAAGAACTAAGTTGGCAGTAAAGTCTTGACCTGCATCATCATCATCTTGAAATACTGATCTTGCCTGTGAGATATCATGTGAGACAACTTCAGATATTGTTAAATCAGCGTTTGCAGAATCTTCAACTATTTGATCTGTTTCAGAACTATCAGACGCAGTAATTTTTTCACCTGTAACAAACGTGCCAGAAGTATTTGTTAATACAACTGTTTGACCTGATGTTAATGAGCCAAAAACAAAACCTGTGGCACCTGATGTGACACCTGTAACTTGTATTCCACCATTTGAATGATTTGATGTTAATGTTGCTGATGGTTCACCTGATAAAGTTAAATATACAAATGGACGAATATCAAAAAGAAATAATTTATAAACGGCATCTGTATTTCCAGCAGTACCAGAGTCAAACTCAATTGTTCTTGCTCTACATACTCCAATTTGTCTGCCTGATGCTGTTCCTCTAGTTTGTATAACATCATCATGTATTTGAATTTGTTTATAGGGTGTTGTCTCACCACTAATATCTGAAACATGTGGTTGATTATATAGGTTATCAATTTTTATGAAGTTTCCTAATTCTGTGTTTAAGGTACCAGTATTTACTGTATCAAAAGTTCTTGCCTTATTTACATCTTTAAATGTAATGGCAGTTTTTTCTATTTCATATCCACGAACATATGCTTTACCTGGTGACACTGCAAGAACAAACTTATCTTCACTTGCGGCATTTCCGTCTTGTGTTTGATCATCATTATTTGCATAAACACCTCTAAACTCTTCATTTTTTACAGTAGTTGTAATACTTTCCCTAGCATCTATTTGAAATGGTCTTACTGTGTAGTCACCTGACTCATCAAATGTTCTTCTAGCAAGTGTATCACCAATTACGGAATAATCTGTTGGTCTTGCTTCAAGTTCAGTAGAACCTTCATTAACTCTAATTATCTCAACAAAATTATCGTCAGCAGTTGATGTTAAATCAATTGATGTTAAATTTAAACTTATCTTTAAACGGTGAGCACCTTTGGCCGCAAAGTTTGAGGCACCTGTTGCATTATCAGTTAATGACTCATCTGTTTCTGGTGATATCAATTCCTCTGATACTGTAAATCCTATTCTACCTGTTGCTTCTTGACTATTGTCTGATAATACTACAGTTTGTTCTTCCATTTGAACAAATGTTCCACGAATATAATATACTCCACCGCCTGCAGTGACAGCAGTTCCTATTTGAGATGCAGTTGTATCATCTGCTGGTGTAAATGTGGTTGCTGAATTAGCATTGATAGAATATGCAGTTGTATGAGTTATAGCTGCATCTGCGAAAATATTTTCACCGTCTTGAAAAACTGTTGTTTCTAAATCAGAACCTGATGATACATAATGCACATAAAGTAAAGGTTGAGTTGTTGCAGTTGCAGCTTTGAATCCGATAACTTTTGCTCTTACTCCACTTGTTGCACCTTGTATCTCTATAGGTGATGATGCATTATAATATTGTGATACATCAATCGTTTCACCTGCAAAGGTACTTGATAGTCTTATTGAATAATAATTATTATTTACATTTTGATTACCAGGTATGACAACAGTTCCTTCTTGGAACATATGATTACCAAATCGTTCAATTTGATTTTGTAATATGGATTGTAATTGTGTTAGTTCTCGTGCTTGTACTGCAAAACCAGGTCTGAATAAAATACGATGAAAATTTTTATCTTCGCTAAAGTCGTCATAATATGGCGCAACATTTAAATCTGTTTTTTGTACCATATTAGAACTCTATAATTATCTTTATGTCTTCGGTTTGATCTGAAACTCTTTGTATTGGTTTTCTATTTTCTGTATAAATTATGTTACCAGAGTCAAACTTTAATTCTGGGTTTGCATATCCACTTGTCAAAGTGATTGTATTACCACCTGCAAGTGTTACACTTTCAGAACCTGTTGTACTTGGCGTTCCTACAGCTCCACTTGTTGCACCAGTGATATTATTTGTACCACTAAATGCAGTGAAAGATTGTGTAGTAGTTGCTGTTCCATAACTTGAAAATCTTTCTTGTTGATAAAATAATAATTTTCTAGAATTATCCCATTCAACCACTCTACCAACGGCGCCTGTAGTTGCTTGTGTAATCTGTTCATCAACATCAAAGTTTCCTGTGTTTGAAGAAAACTTAACAACATATGTCATTCTTCTTGTTGATGCAGTTGCAATAGTTGATGTTCCAAAATCTGTTGGATCTACAACGATACCAACATTTCTAAAATCGTTTGCAGTTGTAAAGTCATCACCCTCTGCTTGAGTTAGTGTTGTATTAGTTATTACAAAGTGACCACCTAGTTCATTTACAGCGTTTGCACCGTGGCCATCTTTAGGTGATATAATTGGACGAATAACTGCACCAGTACCAGAACCAACAGTTGTTGATGATGATAAAGCTGCATCAGAAAATACGTTTGTTAATGATACGTTTGCAAAAGTATAACCTGATCCACCTGCATGTATTGTTGTATCTGTTCCAGCAGTCAAACCAAAATCTGCAAATGCTCCACCTGAAACAGTTGCACGGACTATTGCACCAGAAGATGTTCCTTGACTTGTGCCATCACCAAATACAGGAAAGTAATATGTTCCGTCATTGTAACCAGATCCTACCGTTATCGCAAGTGATTCTATCTTACCATCAGTTGCGGCTGCTGATACAGTTGAGTCTGTGGATACTGGCATGTAATCAGTTGTTAAAAATTTAGTTGCCTCTGAGGATGTTATCTCATACATGTACTTTAACACGTAACCACCTGATTCAAATGGTGACGTAGATGTAGAGGTAGGTTCAGAACCAGAAAATGCAGTGCCACCATTATTGTTTAATACTTTATATACTTTGTTTGTGGATGTAAGAAAATAAAAATTACCTTGATAAATTGATGATGCACCTGATGTTGTTGTGTTTGATGATGTTACTTGATCATCATATCTGTCAAATACTGTACTGTTTGCCCAGTTTACTCTAGGAAGAGCGTTAGAGACATCTGAACTTGTAATAAGTTTTGCAGCCAACATTGAATCATATCTGTAAAATTCGTTTGAAACTGCGTCTGCAGGTGTGGGTGGAGATGTATCTGATCCTCCACTTGTTCCACTTGTAAATGGTGTTGCTTTACCTATGAATAGATAATATGTTGATTTTGCCGCTTCTGAAAACGACTCAACAAACTGTGATGCGTTATGCAACCTAAACTTTTCTGTAATTATTGCTGTCATGACTTACTCTTCCTTTGTTATATTTATACTGTTATTTATACTCCTAAGTAGATAATCCTATCACTGAACTTAAGGTCACTGGTACACTTCCTTTTGCGATCAAGTCATTTGGTCTACCTTCGTTCAAACTTAAATCAAAGTTTTGATGTGGTATTTGTCCTTCATCAAAAAATATGTGTGTTTGTTCTGCTAATATTAGATTTGTTTGTAAATCTATATCATTTAAATCTATTTCATATAAAATTTTATCACCTGCGTCTGTAGAACTTAAATCTGTTCCATTCAACACAAGATTATCTATTTCAGAGTCTTCTAATAATATACCATCTTTGTTTTCTGGTTGTAGTGATCTTTCTAATGACATTCTAAATCCGTCAGTTCCACGTGTGCCAGTTTCTGCCATTAAGTGTACTATATTAGAGTTAGGAGAATAATCTTCTATCTCTAAAACTCCATTAACTTCTTGTGCAAAGTTTTTGTTTCCTAATAATGATTCACTAATCAGTCTTTGTCCTGTTTCTGCAAGAACTAATCCACCACCTTCTATTTCAATACCATCTTCATCTATAGAACCAGAATTGATATCGCCTTGTCCACTTTGTAAATTAACAAATGGATTTAATACAGGAAACGTGCCATCTTCATATACTAAAAATTTTCCACCTAAACTTGCTTCACTTTTTAGTGGTGTCACATTATCTAACTCTGAAATAATTTTGTTCATAAACTTAAATCCTTCAACTGATGCTGGATTTTCTAAAAGTATTTTACTATTTCTAATAATATCTACGATTCTGATTCCGTCCATATCTGCGATTGTTATTAGTTCAACATCTGTAGGATTATCTTGTAATAAAGTTTCACCTATGTTTTGTACTTGTGTTCTTCCAAAAGAAAATATAGAATCTTCTGCGATAAGATTTACTTGATTAGTTCTCTGTAAAGAATCTTCTGCGATAAGATTGTCACCATTTGTTTCTTGCACAAGAAAGTTAACAATCCCTAAAGGCTCTGTTCCGTCTAAAATAATTTTTCCATATTCAAAAGATCCGTCTGATCTATTTTCAAGTTGTATACCATCACCGTCTTGAGCACCAAATGAATCTTTTCCTAAATGTAATAATAAATTTTTCTGTGCCATTATCTTGCCCTCGCTTGTGATTGTACTACTACATTTATATTCGGAACAAATACAAGTTCGTGATCACCACCTTGAACTGATGCTGTTTCTGCGAATATTCTATTACCTTGTCCATAGATTGTAATTGTTCCCTCTTCACATTTTATACTTCCATTTGCATCTTGTGATAAAGCGCTTTCTGCTATCATGTTAACATTGCCTAAATCGTCCTCTGCAATAATTGTGCTACCTGCATTTGATGATGAACTATCACTACCATCAAGTGCAAGTGTTGATGTTGAAGAACCATCTATTGTAATTTTATCAGTTCTATTACCTATCCTTGCACCAACTCTAGGTACATGATGTCTTCTCTGTAATACTTCATCAAATATGAAATCAAATGTAGATGCAAGAATTGGTGAGAATGTTTCGGTAGAATCTACAGGGTCTGCTTGTTGTGAACCTGTCGTTCCTATTGCGGCTGATATAAATGATGCAATAGAAACTTTTCCAAATGGTGCAAATCCAGCAGGGTGTACTGCTTTCTTTAGTTCGTTTATGAATGTTGCAGTTGATTGACCAACTTGTACTTCATAAGAGAACTGTTGATAATAATAAGAATCTTGAACTCTAATTAAATCCTCACCCACTAATGATTTGACATTAATATAATTACCTTCGGTATCTTGTGTCACATCAACATCAGCAGTAGCAGTCGCAATATCTGCTAATAATATCGTACCTGTTGCACCACCAGAATCAGTGATAACAACATCTTGACCTGAGAAATCAATGTCTTCTTGATTGATTAAATTTTGACCTGCATTATTTTGTGATGTGTCTGTACCATCAAGAACAATATGATCACCAATAGATGTAGAGTTTTGTGTTTCACCAACTAATCTATCACCCGTTTCTGCTATAATTAAATTACCAACTTGTTCATTTTTTAATCTTCGATCATCAAGACTTGATTCAGCCGCTAAAAATCTTGTTCCTATATTATGTAAACTATCTAAAACTACTTTACCATTCTCATCACCAATAACACCTAAGAAAGTAGATTCTAAAAGTATGTCGCCAGAGTTATCTTCCATGTCGATACCAAGTAAAGGATTTTCACCTGCTGGTGTTTCAATTAATAATCTATCTTTGTTTACACTTGTTCCGTTTAATAAAACATTAGAACCTGCATCAGCAATAATAGTATTCCTAGATACAACTTCAACCTTTCCCCCTTCACCGCTATTATTAGGATTATAATAAAATAATTGTGGAGCATCATTTGCAACAACTATTTGTATGAATGCACCAGTAGTTCCGATTGCAGTTGTTAATGCTGATTTTGTAACACCAGTCGTATATTCAGTGCCACTGTTGTGTGTGCCATCTTCAGTTGTTGAAAATCTAAAAGGACGATTTAAAGAAGTGTTTGCATTGAATAAAGATGAATCAGATAAATCAAAATAATAAGTGTTACCTTTTTTCAATCTTAGTTGTTTTTGTCTTACATTATCTACTATGAAATAATCTTGTGCGTTAGCAGAAGCAACATCAAAATGTTTTACATCAACATTAATAAATTGTGTTGCTTCAGTTGTAACACTTGTGCCGTTTAAAATAATATTATCGTCATCATCTGTTACTTCTATTTGAGTATCCTCTGCCAATAAATTATTTTCATTTACTGCTGAACTATTACCTTCTTGAACAAAAGGTATGTTAAATGCTGTTGATTGTTCTAAATCAAATTTTATTTTATTTTCAAAAGTAGTATTTAATTGTTGTCTATCTGAGTCAAAACTTTTTACAGTTCCAACATGTGTGGTCAATGTATTATCTGCTTCAAACGTGCCAGTAATATCTTTTAAAATAAAGTGTGCGATTAACTCTACATCAGGTTTATCATTTTGATTATAATTAATTCCACTATCATTAATCACTAAAGATTCTACTGCACCAATGTCAGTTGTAAGTGCAAGAATTTTTGCACCACTACCATTAGATGATTGGACTGTTATTGTTGGAAGTGCATCATATCCTTCACCACCGTCAGATAAAAATACGTCTCTTATTGATGATGCTTCAGAATCAGTTGCAAAAGTATCATGTTCGAGTATAATTAAATCTTCGTCTGATTGGAATGCGTCTAAAGATGTTTGAGTTATGTCTGTTAATAAATTATCACCTGCGTCTGATCCACCAACATCTGTTCTATCAAGTATTAATAAATCATTTTCTTTTGGTGGATATTCTGTATAAGAACTACTATCATACGTGCCTGTTGGAAAGTCTTCGTTTCCATGATTCGCTTCAGTATTAGGCATGTAAAAAGTAATACCAGGGTATTCAATAAATGTGTGTGCGTGTGAGTTAGTTGCCCCTCCAGCGCCTGTCGCTGTCAAATATAATGGGTAGAAATAACCAGTTTTACCAGCACCTTTTTGATCATACTCTGCTGTTCCATAAAGATAGAAAGGACCGTCAATTACATCTGTTGATTCTAATGCAATAGTAAATGGTTCTACAGTAGATGTTGTTCCTACATCAATAATTAAACTACCTGAATCATCTTCTAATGTAATACCTCCACCAACGGCAGATACTACACCTGTTGCTCTTGTGATACCGTCACCACCTGTGAATGTAAGTTTATCACCTACCTCATATCCACTACCTACTGTTTGAACAAATACATCTGATACAGAACCTCTTTTAATATTATTAACAAGCACATCTGCAAAACCATTTCCTTTTGTATTATCAACTGTCAGTGCTTCTTTTGCAGTATGTAATATACCATCATTAACTATGTTTGCTTTTGTAACAATTGATTTAATAACAAATGTGATAGGTGTATCTGTTACTGCTGATGTTAAATCTAAAGTCTCTCCACTTGTAAAAGATCCTACTACATTTTCTATATCAAACTCAACGACAGAAGCTGTGTCTTGTTGAAACACAGAGGCGGCATCAACACTTGCAGTTGCACCTGATGATCTACCTGTGATTACTTGACCAACTGCTTCATTAGAAGAAGCACCTGATGATGTACATCTTATTTTTAATTTACCTCTCCAATTACCACCAGATACATTTAGAATATTTTCATTTGGATAAAATATCTCTGAATTCTCACCTAATAATATTCTGAAGAAAAGTTTGTGACCATCTCTAGTTCCTTTTGCAGAATATAGATCTTTAATATTTTTTACAAGTTTTCTTTTTGCAACACCTGTGGTAAGTGTTTTAGGTATGACACTTAAAAATGCCTCTCTAAACTGATCAAAGTATTCAAAGATTGTATTATCAATATTTGCATAATCCAACATTTGTTGAATATTCTGAACAGGGTTTGTTTTGTATTCATCTAATGTTGCTTCAGAACCTGATGTATTTCCTTTAACAATTTCACCAAGTTCAAACCTTTGATTTGATGTGATATAGATTTGAGAGTTTCTTGCATCATTAACAAGCACAGTTGCTTCGGCACCTGATGTTTGTCCTACTATTGTTTCACCTACTGTAAATTCAACTGAGTCTTCTAATACAACTCTGTTATCATCTGTTTCTTCTAAAACATAAGATTTAGTGACAGGTTCTAAAACAAGGTAGTTTGTAGTATAAGTAAACTTCATCCTCGCAGACTCTAAAAATTTATAGAAGTCTCTTACGAAGTTTCTGTAAGTTTCGAAATCTGAGTCTTGTAAAAAGTCTGGTAGTTGACCTTTTATAAGAGGTGATATCTTTTTATTGAATTTAGGATCATGACTCATTTTTATTCATTAATAACTTGACGTGCCACCTGATGATGTCACAGTGGTTGTGGCAGTTGTTCCAGAGCCAGTGGTTGTTGTAGTTGTGCCTGATGTTGTGGCTGTATCGATATTACCATTTAAACTTGTATTAACAAAATCAATTTCTAATATTTGATTTCTTACTGGCACAATATCATTTGAATTAGGTGTCACTATAATTCTTATTTGTGATGATGTTAAATTATCTACATTAAGAACACCAGTGATATTAATATTATTAATTGTTATCAAACCAGAATCATAGTCTATTGTGCCTGCGTTTGAGTCTGCATAGTTTCTTGTTGTTCCAACGATTGAGTATCTTCTTAAATTACCTTGACCATCATCATCAAAGAAAAACTCTGATGTTGTATCTGTTCCTACTCTAAAACCAGTTGATGAAACAACACCACCAGTTGATGCTAGATAACCATCCTCTGGGTGTAATAACGCATTGTTAAAAGGTATTCTATATGAAGTTGTTGTTCCTTGTGTTGGTGTTAAGAACTTTGAAAGTTTAACAGATGTTGTACTATTTAAAATAGAGTTATCTGCTTCATCGATAAGTTTTGAAACAGCAGATGCTCTGTATTGTGAATTAAATGTTTGTAATGTATTAGAATTGTATGATTGTAATGCAGTAGTAATTAAACCATCAATATCACTTGATCCTAAAGTTGTTGCAGACGTGTCAAAACTATATCTAATTGCAAGTCTTAAAAATGTTGTTTCTGGGTCAACAATAACAGGTGTTATAGATGCAATCGTATAAGTTTTTAAATCACTTACCAACTGTGTTTTTTGTGATGATGTTAAGTTTGCACCAGTTGTAGATTTGATTGATATGAAAACTTTTCCATACTCAGGTGTTGATGTCACACCAGTTGATGAATTAAAACTTCCGTCCTCTCCACCAAAAACTGAAACTGCTTGTGTATTTGCAAAAACTCTTTTGACCACTGACTCATAATCAGATGTTGTTACAGCTCTACCTTGTGATGCATAATTCAAAGGTGCATTTAATTTTATTGATCGTAATGTCTCAGGTTCTGCACCACCAATTGCATTTGATACTGTGGTTACAGAAATATTTGTTTCGCCACCAATTGAACTTGGTGGATTAAATAATGATGCACCATTTGCTTCAGTTTTATTGGTAACAACATATGTTAAAAATACAATATTACCATCTGCTACTGCTTTTGAAACCACATCATCTCCAAAGTAAACTTCAAATTGACCTCCCTCAGTTTCTTGTAAATAATAAACTGTAGATGTAGATTCTAATTGTGTAATATCAGTTGCCTTTGTATAAGTTGTTGAAGTTGTATCTGTAGATGAGTTCTGAACTGTGACTCTTAGTGTGGATGTATCGGCACGATTGTCTCTTAATAAAAATCTTTGTTCTAAGTCTGATGTATCAACTGTATATCTTGTTGTAATGTATGTACCTTCAAAAACATCTATAGAATCAAAGTTAACAGAATTACCAAACTTAAATCTTTGTATATCATTCGCTGTTACAAAATTGTAATCTGTGCCATCATATGTTGTTGAAAATTTTGTACCTGCTGGCATTGTGATAGATGTTTGATCAGAAACCACTGTCACGTTGATTTGTGCTTTTGGTGCTCGGGCAGATTGAACTTCATAACCTAAAGTTTTTGCGTGTGATACCACAGATGAACGTAAACCTGCTGTGTCTAAGAACATTTCATTTGCAGCCATGTTTGCATTGTAACCAAGATAGTGAGTGTTGTATGCAAGTGTGTCTAACAATATGTTCATTGCAGAACCATCGAAGTCGTAATCTTTTAAAACATCTTGATCTTTTAAAAAAGTTTTTAAATTATCTTTTATTTCATCAAAGTCAAGTTCCGTTACTCTTAAATTTTTTTTATTTACAGTCGTTGCCATTATCGTAATCTCTCTAGAAAGAGGTCTAAGTTTACTAATTCTGTAGGGTAGTTTCTAACGTAAAAATCAACAGTGACCTCATATGCGTTGTCATCAAATCTTGGTATCGCTCTTACAGATTGTAGTCTAGCACGAGGTTCAAAGTTTGTAATTACGTCTTCTACTTTTCTTGCAAGTACAACACTGGTGACAGGTGACATATTTTCAAATAATAAATCACGAACACCTGATGAGATCTCTGGGTGAAATGGTTTCTCATGAGGATTAAATTGTACTAAATTACGAATTGATCTTTTGACAGCCTGAATATCTTCTACAACGCTAACATCTTTATTTGTTCTTCTTGTGAAAAATAAATCTAAATCAGTGTTTATTCTTGCAGACTTACTACTTTTGTTTGTTAATTGTGCGTCTGTGCCAAAATTACCTGAAACGTGTGCCATAAAGATACTCTCCTATAAGAGTATTTATACACTAATCACCAATGATTACAGTAGAAGAGCTGGAATCTATTTTACCTGCATCGGCGCCATTGAGTTCAGTATCATTATCTAATGTTGTATCACCTAATCGTGCAGCACCTTGTGTACCAGAATTTAGATTGATTGACTTTCCGTTTATCTTTATATCACCATCTGCTTTGATTGTTAGATCACCTGTGACATGAATATTATCATTGCCTGTCACAGTTTTGAATCCATTTTTGTGTTGAGTGACAATATCACCATTAGGATGAAACTCTACAAATGAACCTGACTTGTGATAAACATGTATTCTTTCTGCGTCTGTAGTATCGTCAATCTCTATGACGTGACCTGATTCAGATTCAAACACATGATTTTTTGGATAGACAGCATTGTAAGGATTGGAAGGTTCGCCTGTTACTGTGTCAGGTACTTTTATTAATCGTGTACTATCGCCTCTGGCAAGTTTATTCACATCAGACTCATTTAGATAATGACTTAATGGATACGTTCCGTTTGGATCATAAAAACCTTTTGATATATCAACCTCTTGATTTTGAACACCAGGTAAAGTTCCCATAATAATTGGTTGTTGTTTTTCTGTATCCATAAAAAATCCTACAACCCATGATCCTTCAATAATAAAACTTGGCGATGTTCCTATACCAGAGTTTGCTGAACTTGTAGTTGGTTGCATCACAGTTGCCCAAGGTAAATCCTCTGTAGGTATAGATGTTTTGTTATCTGTGTGAATACCTAAGACACGAACTTGTACTCTTCCTAATTGACTTGGATCTTCTCTTGATTCTACAACTCCTACGAACCAATGAAATCCGTCCTTACCCATAAAATTTGTTTTGTTCATGTCTATTTAAATTTAAAAATGTTTGAATATTTGTTAAACTCTTTACGTTTTGTTGAGTCTGCTTTTGAATAATCTACATCATTGTCTGCAACACCAACACTTACAGCCATCAAAAATTTTTCATCTGTACTAATCAATGCGTTGTCATTGTGATTACTTGGAAAAAAACACATAGTAAAACTACAGTCTAAATGATTTTCATTTGCCAAACCTGCGATTGTCAACGCCATCATGGATGTTTGTACATACGCATTTTTAATATTTGTATATTTTAGAAGTGAATGATCCATGTCATTTGGATTTTTATTTTGTATGATCGCTCTTCCGTTACGATTTAGTTTACAAGTAAACATAATTACCCAAGGTGCTAATACTTGATTGTTAAACTGAACTAAATTGTATAGAAGAGGAGGTTGTACTCTTTTTTTAATCTTTTTGTATTCTAAAAGTTTTGGCATAAGATCTTCTTCAATATGTTTTTCTCTTTCTCTGCCAATACCCCAAACATTTATCGGGTCAACTATCTTTAACGGATCAATACCTGCGTCTGAATAAACATCATTTTCATCACCATCATAATAATCACAGACAGTTTGTAAACAAAATTTATGTTTATCCTCAGAATACTCTGGTCCAAAAACTTCTGCTTTGATCCATGATAAATCATTTTTCAAAGGAACTAATGAATAAGTTTCTTGAAGTATTAGATCTATTGTTTCTTTTGACGGAATCTTTGTATCATCATAGAAAAAATGCTGACTTCTTCTTTTTAATCCATTTAACATAACTATATTTATGTGTTATGTTTGATGACATCTTTGATTGATGAGTTTTGAAAATTTCTTGAAACTGACCAGAGAGTATTTTTAAGATTACCTGCAACCATGATGCGTTCACCTTCAACAGATTTTACTTCATGTTGTATATGGCCAGGAAAAACAATAAGATCGCCTGGTTTAGGATTGTACTCATAGTTTGCAGTAGGGAAAACTATTGGTGCATACTTTGGCATCTTAATATAATAACCAAATGCAAACTGATAAGGCCAGTGTGAATGAGCTCGTGTCGATGTTTTTTCAGTGTAATGCACACCCCACATCTCATGACATTCAAATTTTGTCTTTGCAAGTTTCGCTGTAATCTGTTCAGCAAGTAAACACGCTTGTCGAGCAATCCAATTATAGGAATCACTTTCTTCATGTACATACCAATCAGTCATTCTTGCGTTGACATTGGATGTACGAACAACTCCCACTTTTTCAAGTGTTGTTAATTCTAAATCTATATGTAAAGGAACTTGTTGACCTGTTTTACGATTAATATTAATTGACATCGCATCGTCATAAATGTTACGAACACCAAAAGGATAAGTTTCTAATACTTGAATGTGATCTTTTGGTCGATTTAAATCTTTTAGTGATATTTGTTTTAATAAGTTAGCATTATTCATTTGTATTCCTATAAATGTAAACAGGATCATCTTCACTGTCGTTTGGTTGTATCTTTTCATATCCTAATGGTAATAGAATATTCGAATAATCAGTATTTTTCATTTCTTCGATTAATATTGTTGGTTTATATTTTGAAATAGTTTCCATTCCACCTTTTAATATGTAAGGTTCACTGCCTTCAGTATCAATTTTAATAAAATCAGGTGAAGTTTTTAAACTATCAAGTGTTCTTGTTTCAACCATAATCTCTCTATAATCAAATTTTCGATTAAATTTTTTTTCCCAATGTAAAAAATTTTCTTCAAAAAATGTAGAAAGTCCTTGAAACTCATGTTCATCAACAACATAAAATTTTTTTGTCGTTTCCACATCAAATAAAGCAACGTCATTCCTAGCATCAAATGATAGTGTTACATCAAAACAACGTGTTAAAAATTTAGTAAATGTATTACTGCATGAACCTATATCTAAAGCTTGATTGAAAGATTTATTGTTTTCTGAATGATGCATCAACGCAAATTCTAAATTATTTAAATCAAATCGTGAGTTCATAACAAAATTATATCATCAATTTGATGATTTGTCAATGATTATGATGCTATGTAAGTATTATAAGCGTCCACGTATCCTTGCCAGGTGGATGTACCTAACTGTGATTGTCCTAAAAATGTGCAAAGTTCACCGTAGTGTGTCGCATCTTTGTCTAAAAGTTTATCTTGATACAATACAAAACTCTTACCATCACTTGGATATGTGATTGCAGCCATGTTTGCTTTGTAAGTTTTAAATCTTTCATCCCAATCAGATACATTATTGCTAGTATCCATGGCATCACAACGTGCTTTGTATGTGGTTGTAAAGGATGAATGAGTATAATCACTCCATGTTAAGTGAATTACTTTTGAATCTGTCACTGCTACGACCTTATCATAGTCAGTTGTGTCAATACTTACAGACGGATCGATACCAACCTGTACGTGAACATCACCGTAATGTGCGTTAGAAGCAGGTTTCTTTGATTCCCAAAGTAAACCTGTCAGAGGTGTAGAAAAATCTTCAATATTATCTGCGTTGACGTTATCATAAAGAGTTGACAACCATGTACTCATGTTTGAAATATTATTGATTGTATCAGAACCAGTAGTTTGTTCGACAAAAACATTCCAATCTTTGTACGGACTTGAAACCTCCGACTTATTGATATAGTTATCGTGGTAACCAAATGTCTTTCCGATGACATATGCTGCCAGAGATGAAAAATCGTTATGGTTAGATGATAATAAAAAATACTTTGACATGTCAATACTCCTAATATATGTTTATTTATAAGAAAAGTTCAGTGCGCCGCCGCCCTTATATACATCAGAGTATAATAAAGATGCTTCGAGACGCTTCGAGAATGCTCGCTGGTCAGAGAATGTTGACTAAAACATCATTTAACAGTATTGCAAAGAGTATCATTGCGTATTCTATCATCATGCAGTTGCTACTATGCCAAGCATTATGAAGAATGATATACTAAACAATAGAAATGTCAATAGACGTACCATTTTACGCTCCAAATATGATTAATACAAATACGATTGCCATTGATGTAAT